ATCTCGTGCATAAAAAATATTATTTGTCTTTTGTTTATGTATAACTTATATTTAAATTCAAATCCACATGCCGAGATATTCTAAAAGATCAAAATCTAGACTAGCTACCTGTGATGAGCGTTTGCAGGAAGTATTCAATGAAGTAATCAAGCATGTGGACTGTTCTATTCTAGAGGGACATAGAAGCAAAGAAAGGCAAAATAAATTATATGATGAAGGTCGTACTAAAGTCAAGTATCCTAATGGTAGGCACAACTCTAGTCCTTCTAAAGCCGTTGACGTTACCCCTTATCCTGTGGACTGGGAAGATAGAGAAAGGCAGACTCTTTTCGCTGGGTTTGTTATCGGCATTGCTAGGAGCATGGGTTATAATCTAAGATGGGGCGGTGACTGGGATATGGATTTTAACGTAATGGACAATCGTTTCGATGATTTTCCCCACTTTGAGATTAGAGACTAATGCCGGGTACGACAGACACAGTTAAAGCAATGTTAACTCCCGGTGAATTTGTTATTCGCAAAGAAGCTGTGGATATGATAGGAGTACCCATTTTGGAAAAATTAAATAATATGCCTGAAGCTGGTGGTCATTCTGAGATAGATAGACTGATAGCACAGGCTACACTAAAGAATATGACTGGCATGTATGGTGGTGGTATGGTGAATGCAAAGCAGTACATGGGCGGTGGTAAAGTTGATATGTATGGTCATGGCGGTAAAGTAAAGAATCAAATGATGATGGGTTACGAACATGGTGGTGAGGCTCATGGTAATCTAAAATCAGTACCAGATGACAACCCCGGACTTGCTAAACTGCCTGAAGCCGTTAGAAATAAAATGGGTTACATGCAGGAAGGTGGAAAAGTAGAAGACTCACTTATGGGTATGATGTATGGTGGTAAAGCTAAAAAGAAAAAGAAGTACGGCTATCAAGATGGTGGTGAAATATTAGGACTTAATATAACTCCTGAAAGTGTTTTTCAAGCAGTTTATCAAATGCCAACAGATGATGGTGATAGGTATTATTTAGGAGAAGCTCAAAGACCTTTACCTAATTTAAGTCGTAAGTTATCTATTAAAAGAGCTATGGATAAAGCTATGAACGCTCCACAAGATTCTATTACGTTTGATATGGCTCAACAAATATTAAATCCTGAAGAAGAAAAAGGCGGTTTTCTTAAAAAACTTTTAGGTATGCAAGAAGGTGGTGCAGTTCAAGATTCTAGTATGATGATGCAACCTAGTCCATTTGTACCTTTTGATCAAAGACCTAATCAAAGTCCAGCATCTGGCAACTGGGGTGAGTTTGGTGCATACTATAATGCTTTAAAAAACAATCTACAAGCAGAGAGAGAAGAATTGGTAGCGGATACTGCTAGAAATTCTTTAGACTCTTTAAAGTTAGATTCTTTGATAAGGCAAATGTCAGGAGATGCTATGAGAATAGAAAGATCACCAAGTGAGCCTTTCTTCTTTCCAAATACTCCAGTACAAGAAAACTTTATGCAAAAGTATAAAGAAGAAATGATAGACCCTACATATTTTCCAGAAGGTAATTAATGGATCAAGATCCAAGAGCTTTACAAAATGAAGAGTTGTATCGTCAGTGGCGAGATGCTCGTTCTGAGTGGGATACAGAAGCTAGGAAAGATATAGACTTTTATCTTGGTAATCACTTTACCAATGATGAGTCTGATGAATTAGCACAACGTAATCAAGCTGATATACCTATGGATAGGGTATCTTCAGCAATAGAAAAATTTAAAGCAGTATTAACATCTAGACCCCCAGCATTTACAATTACTCCTAGAGAAGATTCTGATGTGCAGGTCGCTACATTGTGGAGATCTATCATGGGATATGTATGGGAAAAGTCAGATGGTGACTGGCAGATGAAACAAGCAATACAAGACTATGCTGTTACTGGTATGGGTTATTTGTATGCTTATATTGACGGCGAATCAGATTTCGGTAGAGGTGATGTCAAGTTCACCTATCTAGATCCTTTTAGGGTTTACGCATCTCCCAGCTCAAGAGATCGTTGGTTTAGTGACTCGGATGGTCTTATCCTTTCTACCATCCTTACTGGTGAGCAGGTCGTCAACCTCTACCCTGAATTAAATGATAGAGTTGACCCAGAGACTGGAGAAGAGATACCCGGACTAATACGAGAGATATCTGGATTTACATACGATGAAGAAGATTATCCATCTTCTCAAAATAGAAACTCAATGAATGTATTTACTCCAGCGGAAGTAAAGGATAAAGATTATTTTGAGGTTAATAAGTATCAAATACTAGAACGCTTTTACAAAATAAAAGTTCCATACTATCGTATTATAGATATGCAATCTCAGGAAGAGGATATCTTATCGCAAGAGGAATACCTAAAGTTTGCATCAGAAAACGCTGAAGCATTTGAAATAGGTGCATTCACAGCGATTGAAGTACTACAGACTAGGGTAAAAGTTTGTGCTAGTTTAGGTGAAGTAGTATTGTATGAACAGATTTTAAATACTGACGAGTATCCAATAGTCCCGCTACCGAATATCTGGACATCTACCCCCTATCCCAAGAGCGATGTATCCAGAGCTAGACCAATGCAGAGATTATTAAACAAGCTTTGGTCTTTAGCCCTTTCACATGCCCAAGCATCTGCGGGACTAAAACTTCTAGTGCCATTAGGTAGTGTAGATGATATTGATCAGTTAGAAAAAGATTGGGCAAATCCAAATGCAGTGATAGAAGTTGATTCATCACAAGGTGAGCCACACTATCCAGCACCACAACCATTAGCTGGTGAGTTCTATAGGTTAATACAACAATCAGAGTTCTATATAGATTTTATCTTTGGTCTGCCAGAAATGATGCATGGCTTTGCTGATAAAGCTCCTGAGACAGTCAGAGCGACAGAAAGAATGATCGCATTGGGTAGTGAAAGACCTAAATCTAAGCTAAGAGACATTGAATTTAGTATTAACAAACTTGGTAAGGTTATTTATAATTTATCCAAAGGACATTACACCTATAAAAAGATTTTTAGGTTAGCACAGCCTAATAATAACATTACGGAAGTAATGGCTAACTTCTATACAGATGTTAGTGGTGCAGTCTTAGATTTGAAGAAAGATAGACACATTTTAGATCAACATGATATCAGAATTGAACCCGGTTCTACTATGCCTTCTAATAAATATGCAGAACTTTCTGTATATCTTGAGGCATTTCAAATGGGTATCGTGGATCGTTATGAGGTTCTCAAGAAGAATCCAGAAATATTTGATAAGGAAGGTATTATGCGTAGGACTGAAGAAAAGCAATTAATGCAACAACAAATGCAGGCTATGCAAGAACAAATAAAGAATTTGCAAGGTGACTTGCAGACAGCCCAAAGAGAGTCTGTCAGTGATAGAAAAAGAGTTGAGGTCGAAAAGTTTAAATCTAGACTTAACGAAATCAATTCTGAATCTAAAGCTGATAGAAGGGTACAACGTAGCAAACTAGAAAACGAGGTGAAGCTCGAGGTGGAGAAATTAGCTGGTAATCTGAAAGATGTTCAGAGAGAAGTTAGTTCAGCTCCGAAAGCCTAACGAGACATCTAAGGAGAATATATGTCTACATTAGAACAACAGGAAATGAATATCGAAAGCGGAATACAAGGCGGTAATGAAGCCTTCGTGGAAGATATCGTCAATGAACAGTCCATCCAAGAAGAGGTGGATACAAATCAACAGGAGTTTCAAGAACAAGCCCCTGCTATAGATTACGAAGCAGAAGCAAAAAAGTTTCAATCTATGTATGATCGTGCTCAAGCCGAAAATGCAAAGTTGCAACAAGGTGCTCAACTACTTAATCTACTAGAGCAAAGACCTGATCTTGTAAAAACTCTTGAAGACGGTATAGCTAACCCACAAGGTCAAAACCAGAGCACTCAAGAAGTAGCTCCCGCTGTTGATGACTTCAATCCTTGGGATGCCTTTACAAATGATAACTCTGAATCAGGTAAGTATGTTAATCAAAAGATTAATAGTAAAGTTGATCAGTTGGTATCTGAAAGGTTAGCCCAGCAACAGCAACAGATGCAGGCTGAGATGCAAATGCAAAATACGGTAAATGAATTACGAGGAACATATAAGTTGTCAGATAATGACATCCAAGACTTCTTGCAGTTCACTACCCAACCAAAGGAGCAAGTAGGTTTAAATAACTTAGTAAAGCTCTGGCAGATGCAAAGCGGTAATTCTGTTGCGAACAACGATACAATGGAAGCGGTAAATGCGGCTAAACAAGCACCCAGAACTGCTGGTGTACTTCAAGGACAAGCTCCTCAGTCTCCAAAGACTGATGCAGATAAAGTATTTGATAGTATTATGAGTTCTGGCTCTGGAGCTACATTACCATAATAAACACATACTAAGAGGTATAAAAAATGGCAATATCATATAACAGTGGAACACTAAAGTCCAGTGATATTACTGCTAGTACTTCCTCTGCTGGTGTTGGACAAGCCCCTGATAGAAGACGAATTTTTAATTTCGGTGACAGAGTTGCCGAATTGACTCCTGAAGAGTCACCATTCTTCGTCTATCTAA